TTAATGCTCACAACTTACCCCGCCTTTAAGTGGGTTAAGCATTACTGCATTTTGCAAGTAATCAGGTGCTAAGTGCGCGTAAGACATTGTCTGCTGAATGTTGGCGTGCCCGAGGATTTGCTGGAGAGCAATAATATTCCCGCCATTCATCATAAAATGACTAGCAAAAGTGTGCCGTAATATATGGGTCGCCTGACCACGTGGCAGGTCTGGCTTTACATCTCTAAGCTTCATGCAGAATTTTTCGTAATCCACTTTAAAGAGTTTCCCACTGGCATTACTTTTCACTTCTTTTTCTAATTCTTTCGATATTGGAATGGTGCGCTTTTTCCCATTCTTAGTTTCTAAAAATGTGACACGACCATTCGCTATTTGAGCTGGGGTAAGGGTACTTACTTCTCCCCACCTACCGCCGGTACTCAAGCACAACAAAGCAATCAGCCTTTCGTCCCCATTCAAAACCGTCAGCAACGAGTTAATTTCGTCTGTATCTAAAAACGTCATGCCGGGATTTTTTTCAGCTAAAGGCGGTAAACCATGCAGCGGATTTTGACCTGAAAATTCTTCAAGTTTTATCAAGGCGGTAAACATGCCTGAGAATCTATAAAGATCGCGATTTATTGTAGCAGCGCTAATACCGTCGGTTAGACGCTGGCTGCGATGCTCCATTAATACCCGTTTGCTTAGCTGGTTTACCGTTAGGTCTCCGATAGCAGTTACCGTTTTCATCAGGTGCCGTTTTTCTATAGATCCATTTTTTAGATTTTGGCCATGGTATAGCCACCAAATGTCTATCAGTTTGCTAAGAGGGCGGCGATCTGCTCGCTTATTTGCCCACTCTTTTTTGTTAGCGTTTGCCATCACATATCGCTCAAAGGCGATAGCTTCGGCTTTCCTGCCAAACTTCTTACGAAAACGACGTCCTTCGCGTCCGCAAGGTCTTATGTCCACTTCATATTGACCATCATCGAGCTTCTTAATTGTCATAAGACAGCCCTCCGATGTACCTACCAGCCTGCAACCAAAGCCAGTCAGCGTATTGATAACAAATATCTAGCCAGTTCTCAGGCCTTAACGGTTTGAGGTGATTTTCTCTCGCCCAATGTGTGCGATGGCCGGTGCTATTTGTCCTGCTTCTGGAGCAGTCTTATCAGTCATCAGCCAGAGAGTATATTTTTCAAAACGGGGATGTTGGGTGAGTTTCACCATAGTGCCCCATGCCGGTTCGTGGTATCCGGCTTCAATTTTTTTCAGTGTGCTAATTGAGACGCTCATAACCTCACACAATTGGGTTTGAGTTAGCCCCTCCGCTGCGCGGATAGCCTTAAGTTTTTCAACAAAAGTCATTGACGAAGTTCCATTCTCTGAACTAGGATTGCCATCTAAGTTCCAATGTCGGAACTTTTCAGGGTGTGACAACCTCACAATAAACGTTTTGCAACGGTTTACAGGGGGTTGGATCAATAGAGGTTAGCACAGATGAAAGATGAAGATTATGTGGTTCGATACCCTCTCGATGCGGTACACGAATCTAAATTTGCAGAATTAATAGGTAAAACCGAATCAGCAGTAAAAGAGATGACAAAAAACCGCAAGCTACCAGTCATCGAACTACGAGACCCAGATAAACCAAATTCTCGGGCTGGTGAGAAGTGGATTTACATCCCTGAGTTTAATCGAGCAGTTAAAGAAGCATTTTATAACCGACCAATTGAGCAGCGTGATGCTTGGCTGCTATGGATGGGATTATGAGTAGTAATGCACCAGTTATTTCAATCGCGCCCTTGCTCTGGAATAACCAGTCTCAGCGCGTATTAGATTCAAAGATTACCCATGGTAAGGGCCGTAAAGGTGTGATTATTCGTACCCGCCGGAAAAGCCGTTTATCTCGTATCAAGAGTGCATTTTCTCGGGGGCAAAAATGACAGTCATCACTATCGCTACCGTAATGAATCAGCCCGCAGGTCTGCGCGCTGCCGTTGGTGAGCGTTTGGCACCGGCGCGCTGGGAAAACTCCTGTGAGTTCTATAACAGAATGAGTGAGCGGGAGCGCCTGACTATTTGTTTCCATGCTCAACTTAAGCAGCGACATTCTGTTATGAAACTGCAAGAAATGACTGACAGTGACCGTGAGCGTGTCGTCTGCGCTATTGATGAGTTGCGCGCGGCCTTTGCTAAATACCGCAGTCGGGGGATTAGTAAATCCGGTTTTATTGGCCGTTTAAGTATCAGCGAGCGCCGCTCTTTGTTTCTTCACGCTGGGCTCACCGAGGATGAATTTAGTCAACCTTACTGGCGTATTGATGATGAAAGTTGCACATGGCGTGACGCCCTTTTCCGCGCATTAAAAGAGCTTTTTAGCTTGTTTGAAAACGCACCCACGGTATTAACGTCGGTACGTCCAGAAACCTATCTGCACTAATTAAACCTGACACTTTTTTAAAGGCGCTTGATTGCGTCGGGCATTTTATTATCTGGAGTTTATATGCACATGTATAAAACCGTCGGCCAAGAAATGAAAAACAAAGCTGATAACGACACGCGGAACTGGATGTTAAATAAAGCCAGAACCGAAGCGAAAGCCGATGCGGCTATTAGTTTCTCGTCCCGACTGGATTCATTAATCCGCCACGCCAAAACAGAGCAGCTTAATCGAATCGAGATATTGGAATTACTCACCCAAGAGTCAATTCAGCTTCATAACGCAGGTTTAAAAGACAGAGGGGTTATCTAATGCCGGACTTAATGGATTTAATCACCGAACGTCAGGCCGCAAACCTTGAGGCTCAAATCAGCGCAGCGCGCAAGCCAATGACCGGCGTCTCTGCCATGTTCTGCGTCGATTGCGACCGCCCAATCCCCGAGGCGCGCCGTGCGACTTTGGTCGGCGTCGAGCACTGCGTCGATTGCGCCGAACTTATTGAGAAAAGAAATAAGCATTATCGGGGGCGCGCGTGACGACTCTCTATGTACTTGCCGGTTTATTGGTGGTGATTGTTGTTTTATTTATTGCTGCTCGCGTCAGTGATTCACATTTTAAAAAGCGGCCTGAAAACCGCAATTACGATTAAGGGCTGCGTGATGATTAATATTAAGATCGGTGATAAGTGGGTTATTACCAGTGACAGCTTGCAGTTTATTTTAAATAAAACAAAAGTTGCGCAGTCCGGTGCTAAAAAGGGTGAGGTGTATTTAGAGGCCGTCGGTTATTACCCGAGAATGTCCCAGCTCGTAAATGGTTTAATCCATTTCCAACTGCGTGATTCAGACGTTAAAAGCATTTCGGCTTTAGCGGATGAGTTAGAGCGTATTAGTGCGATGTGCGGCGATGCATTTACGGCCGCCGGTGGTTTGAATGCAGGCTGATTCTCGGGGGCGCAAAGCCCCCACGCCATTAGCGCGATTTAATGCCGCCGACAAAGCCCCCTTTGTTGGCGCTTTTTCTTGGAATGCCCCGCGCCCAGCCATCTCTAAAGAGAGACCTCTTACCCGTGACGAATTCCGTCAGGGGCAAGATGCCTTACGCAAAATCGATGCACTGCCAAACTTCCTCGGCGGTATTTTTTCTGGCCGCCATGCCTACCTGACAAAAACCTCCGGCCTGCTGACGGCTCATCGTTACTTAATCAACGTGTTTATGCCGCGCATTTGGCCGCGCATCGTCTTGGTTAACGATAAATTCGCGCTGAGATTTAATGAGAATTCACTCAGGCTCTTTAGCGATGAGGTTGATTGTTATAGCGGCTTGGCGGGCGTGAATGACAAAGAGCTGAAAAAGCTCGCCGCCCGTATTGCTGCGCGCCTTTTTGTCGAGTACGAAAGCCGCAGTGATGACGCGCTGGCGGCAAACGACGGTGAGCAGAAAGCGCTATTTACAGACCTTGAGCAGTCAGAAATTTACGGCCACGTCGCCGGTGCTGCGCGGGCTTTCAATATCACCCCGATGCACTGGAAAAAATACCGCAAGCATAAATTAGACATGCGCTGCGCATTTTCCAGCGTGGCGCGGCTGGTTAACGATGAGTGGTGGGTTCGCCAGCTCAAAGCGCAGCGCACCCAGTGGCGTGAATCCCTGCTGATTGCCAGCGGTGAAGTCAATTTACAGAAATCAGGCTATGCCAGTAAGCAGGCAATCCGAGACGTGCACGCCCGTCGTCTGGCAAACATGGAATATCTGAAATCCCGCGAACTGGAGAACGTCGACACCGGCGAACGCATCGACCTTATCGACAAGGTTCTGGCGAGTATTTCTAACCCTGAAATTCGCCGCATGGAGCTGATGAGCACGATTGCCGGCATTGAAAAATATGCGGCCAGCGTCGGGCACGTTGGGATGTTTCTCACCATCACCACGCCGTCGAAATATCACCCCACGCGAATGGTCGGTAAAAAATCAGACCGTCGCGTTAACTTCAATCACCGTTGGGACGATGAGGCATTTTCGCCAAAAGACGGCCAGCGCTATCTGGTGAAAATCTGGGGCAAGATGCGCACAGCGTTTAAAGACCAAGGGCTCAAAGTCTACGGTATGCGCGTTGTTGAGCCTCACCACGACGCCACGCCGCACTGGCACATGATGCTTTTTTGCGAGCGGTCTCAGCGTCAGGCAGTCATTGACATTATGCGCAGCTACGCGCTGAAAGAAGACGGCGACGAACGCGGCGCGCAAAGCCAGCGCTTTGAGTGCAAGCACCTGAACAAGGGCGGCGCGGCGGGTTACATCGCTAAATATATTGCGAAGAATATCGACGGTTACGCGCTAGACGGCCAGCTCGACCATGAAACCGGTCAGGCGTTGTCTGACACTGCCGCCGCTGTTACTGCGTGGGCCTCGGTCTGGCGCATCCCTCAGTTTAAAGCTATCGGCGTTCCCACCATGGGCGCTTACCGCGAATGCCGACGCATCCGTGGCGTTAGCCTGTCCGCAGACTTTGACGAGCTTGTAGAAGCGGTGAGAGCCGCAGCGGATGCCGGTGATTTTGCGGCGTACATGGCGGCACAGGGCGGCGCGAATGTTCCGCGTGATACGCAGACCGTGCGAACGGCCCGCCACGTTATTGACGAGCTCAACGAGTACGACGAGGAAGTCCAGAAGGTTATCGGCATTTTTGCCCCGCACCTCGGGTCTGGCCGTATCCATGAAACACGCACAACGCAATGGCAAATTGTCGCTAAGTCTGTGGCCGTTGCCCCTCATCCTTTGACTTTAAAAAGCGCCTTCGGCGCGCCTCGGAGTCCTGTCAATAACTGTGGGGAGGTTCAGACAGGACTCGGGCAGAGTTTGCCCCCTACACCTTCTGAGTACGCCGCAGCGGTGATGAAATTAGTCGAGAGCGGAAACGTTCGGTGCGATGAGCCGGACGTCGCCAAGGTGCTGGGAGACGCTGTAAGGCGACAATCACCATCAATAAATCATCAGCAACAAAACTTTAATGCCTCAAAATCGCGCGAGCTTGCACCGTCAGCGCGGTTAACAAAGCAGGAGCGTTCCAGAGTACCGCAGATTTATCGGTCTTTGTCGTTGTATGGAATTACCCCACAACGTTGGGAGGTTGAAGTGTTGAGTAGGGGGGCGAAAATCAGATTCGGCGATGATGTTATGTACTTTGGTCAACTTTCAGATTGGGCGTGTTTTGGGCATAGGTTTTAAAAATGTATAGATATCCCATGTACAGTACTGTACTGTATGTATGTACAGTTATTGATTGTATATCCATCTATTAGGGTTTTTTTTGAGCATTTTAATAACTGTGAATCTACACTAATTGAGCCATTGTTAATTAGTAAACATTTGATGGAAATTGATAGCATCGACCTTCACAAATGCTTAATAATTAAACGAGAGAAAAATAACTCATTGTTTTATAAAGGGAAATAATCGTTCATTTTCTTTGCATTACACGATTATGGTCTCTATAATACTGCGGCCTGATTACGGCTATTGCCGATGTTCGAGGTCTATTGTATAAGAGTAGTGAAGGCACCGATTAAATCAGATAAGGGATGTCGGATTTGGTGGTTTCATAACCTGTGCATCACCGAAGAAACGGTCGTATCGCACTAATCTATAAGGAGTTGCATCATGTACAGCCCGACTCAAGTCGTTAACAAGTTCATTGAGCTTGCTAATGCTTCTGGGAGCTCTATGACACATATGCAAGTTCAAAAGCTGCTTTATATAGCGCACGGTTTTAATCTTGCGTTTTATGATGAGCCTTTGCTCAAAGACCCTGTTTGTGCTTGGAAGTATGGACCAGTCATTCCTTCGGTTTATACTGCCTTGAAGGTAAATCGTTCTCGACCAATTATCAGCCCTTTAAACACTGGATTGGGTCTTGAGAAGAGTATCGACAACAGAACAAACGCTCTGTTGGAATCCATATACACAACATATGGAAAATTAAATGGGACTCAATTGTCTGAGTTTACGCATCGCCCCGGAACACCTTGGTCGTGTACCATGGGGAAAAATGAAAGCATCATTAACGATGAGTTAATCAAAGATTATTATAAACGACTAATCAAACGCGATCCGAATTGCATCGGGTTGTAAAATCCAGATAGAATTGGCCCCGTATATCATACGGGGCTTTTTTATTTATGAGTCAAGAAAAAATCACAACTGATTACCTTACATCGATTTTAGGTCAAACTATTAGCACGCTTAATTTTGATGCTTTAAGTGTTGCTGGTCGATTGACTAATGAGGCAAAGGCTGCGTCCGAAGACAAAGCTAAAGAAGAAGAAAGTGCTTTTGATGCCCCAACAAAAGATGACACGGATCAGATTCAAGATTTAGCCTCAGTATCTTTAGATTTTAAATTCGAACGTGACCAAATAACTTTAAAAAGACTTAATGAAAAAGTTGAAAGTTTTAAGGCTAAAACAAAGAATTATAATGCTATTGCTCGCGGCAGGAAAATCGATAACCGCCTCAGATTGCAAATGGCAAATGCCACGTTCAAATTTATGCAATTATGGTGTAGTTTCGTTGCGTTAATAGTTTTTCTGTATGTTGCTAAAAATGAAGGTAACCCTCCACCTTCAGTTATTATCGCTTTACTTGGAACAAGCACTATCAGCATTGTTGGATTAGTAGGTTTTGTTGTTAGCGGCCTTTTTAAGGCCTCCTCAGAAACTATCAATAAAGATAAATCTAAATAGAAAATATTTTGCATTCATACCGCATGTTTTCGCATGTTATTTAAATTAATTTATTTGTATGGCTACGCCTGTACTGGCGCGGTTTTCACTGGGTCAGGCAACTGCATTAAAACCGACATATAAAGCGGGCAGGCGTGGCGGGGATAGCATTGCGCGCGCGGGCTGTTTTTAGGTATTTATTCCCGCGCCTGAGCGCGCCGTGGTGGGGTTTTCGATTCTCTGCCCGATGTCAGCGCGGGTTCAGGCTTTCGCGGCGTGTCGTGCGTCTGACGGCCTCAGAGCGCGGGTGTAAAAAAGCCGCCATATCAGGCGGCTAGGTCATCATTATTCTTGGTTTATAATTTGTAGTCCGTAAAGCGGATCACCTCCTGACCGGCCCACTGGTTTAATTCCTTCATTCGCTCCTGTAGCGGTACCAGCTCGTTACGCACAAACACCTTTGCCGCTTTCTCCACGTCACCAAATCCGCCGGTGTTGCTCGGGATAATCCCCATCATCTGCGGCGGCACGCGATGCACACTGAGCAGGTCGTCGCGGGTGGCGTTCTTGATGTTAAAGAAATCATCTTTGGTTGCCACTTCACTGAGCGGGATGATTTTAATCGCGTCCGGTTTGCCGTTCGGCGCGTGATAAAAAATGTTTCTGAAATTCCCGTCGCCCTTCGATTTGCTCATCATGTCGCGCAGTGCCGAAATATCCTCTTTGTTCTGGGCGGGGTCGGTCACGTACATCACGTAGCCCGCGTGCGCGCCGTTCTCAAAATACTTGCGGCGGTACAGCGTCGCGGACTCATTAAGCCACGCGCTGTTTAACGCGCTGAGGTATTCGGGCAGGCCGTACAGCTCTTGGTTAATGTCCGGCTCCTGCAAGTGAAAAATACTATCCGCCGCGAAAGAGTGGGGCGCGGCGTAGTTTTCAACAAACCAATAAAGCCCGTTATCTACACCGCGACGGGTATATTTTGCCGGTGAAGTCTCCAGTTTCAGCAATTGGCCGGTGCGGCTCTTTCGCTGCTCCATAAACCCGTTACCAAAGACAATATAATCCAGCGCATAGCGGCTAAACTGCTGCTGTGAAAGCAGCGGGTGGGGGATAAAGGTGCTGGCGAGAATGTTACGTTTGACGTACATCGGCGAGCTGTGATGCACGGCGGCGCGCATACTCTTAGCCAGCCCAGAGAAGCTGACCGGCGGCTCGTACCACTTCCCGTTACTGATGCACTCCACGTAATTAAGAATGTCTCGGCGGTCCATCACCTTGGCAGGCTCATCAAAGCGGAAAAACTCGCTCTGCTGCACGTTGTTGGTCGAAGTGAATTTCTTGGCCTTGCGCGATTTTTTACTGGTCATATTAGTGCCATTCAATAGTGGATGTGTATTGCTTGCCGGAGCCCGCGGTCAGCGGCTCATTGATGAGCGCGTGCATCGTCGCCCATGCCACGTCGGCGTGGCTGGCCTCTTCGCTTCGGCTGGCGCGATACGTGGACTTTGCCCCGCTGGCCGTCATGGTTTTTTGAATGGCCATAAACGAGGCGGTGATATCGCTATGACCGGCGTCGTACTGTAAGCAGCCGCGATGAATGGTGTTTTTGGCTTTCAGCACCATTTCGGTTTTGACTTCGGGCGTGTATTTGATTTCGCGCGCTGCGGGGAAAAACTGTCTGACGAGCTGGTAAACACCCTGACCGACGGTGGTCGCATCAATGCCGATGTATTCCACGTTGTATTTTTCCGTCAGCGCTTCAATCGCCTTGGCCTGCGCGTCAAAGTCCATCCCTTGCCACTGGTGGCGCTCCAGAATGCGAAAAATCCCGCCCTGTTGCTCCGGCGGAGCCATTACCACACATCCGGCGCTGTCGCCGCCGTTGGCCTCGGACGGGTCGTAACCAATCCATACCGGCTTATCGTCGAACGGGTGGAAAGCGTAGGGATTGAAATCCGTCCATTCTTCGAGACTGTCCACCATACAGCTCTGCAACTCCTCGAACGGGAAGACCGACGCCTTATCATCCACAAACTCACACATGAGCAGGTTCTGATATTCCGACGGGCTGTATTCCAGCGAAAGCTGGTTGATGTCGAACAGGTCGCAGCCGCCCGCGAGCGCATCCTCCACCGTCACAATCTGCCGCCACTGGCCGTCGGCGCACTGCACGCCTTGGGCTAAATGGCTGTGGCTGAGGTCGAGCTGGATACGCTCGTCTTTTTTACGACGCCCCTTGTTAAATAGCTCTCCCGACCAGAACGAATAGGCGCTGTGGGTCAGGCTGGAGGGAGTCGAGAAATAGGTGGTACGCCATTTCTTGTGCAGCGACATCCCCGAGGCGACTTTGCGAAGTTCCTGAAACTTGGGGATCCAGAAATATTCATCCAGATACAGGTTGCCGGTGTAGCTCTGCGCGGTGCGGATGTTGGTGCCGAGAAAGAACAGGCGCGCGCCGTTCGGGAGCTGCATCGGGTCGCCTTTGAGGTCAACGTCAACCAGCCGGGCAAAGTCGATGATGTAATTTCTAAAGACGTGCGCCTGCGACTTGCTGGCAGAAATAAAGATTTGGTTACGTCCGGTTTTCAGCGCGTCGAGCAGCGCCTCGCGGGCAAAAAAGAAGGTCGCGCCAATCTGGCGGGATTTGAGAATATTGCGGATACGGTGCTGTAAACCCGCCTGATGCCAGCCGAGTTGGTACTCAAACGCATCGTCGATAAACACGTCGCTGAGTTTGGCGATCGCCTCATCGGTGAAGACGTTTTTTTCTACCTTTTTACGTTCCCCTTTGTTGCGGTTCGCAACCGCCGGATTGAGATCCGCCTCGCTGCCGGTCGACATATAGCGATTCACCCGCGCCAGCCGCTCAATCTGGCGGCCTAACAGGTCGATTTCTTTAAAGTCCTGCCCGTCTTTTTTGCTTTTCATGACGAGCTGGACGACGCGCGCCTCAATGCTGGTTTCAATGCGGGAAATCGGCGCTACGGCATCCCATTTTTCCCGCTGTTTCCAGCTCTGCACCGTCGGTTTTTTTAAGTTCAGCGTTTCGGCGATTTGCGCCACGGAAAACCCCTGCCAGTAAAGCAGGGCGGCCTTTCTGCGCGGGTCGCTGATGAGTGTCATGCCGTTGTTGTCGTTCATGCTTTCGCCTTGGTTGGAAAGAATAAACGCCACGCTACGCACCACGGCACCCCCGCGCATTACGGTGCTGTTGTACCAAAGATCGTCAGACGGCCATCGCTGGTCGTCGGGGCGCAAGCTCGGGAAACTGGCCCCCTCAGAAATACCCAACGAGTGGAGTCAATCACATGGCAAAGAAAGTATCGAAATGGTTCCGTATCGGCGTCGAGGGTGACACCTGCGACGGCCGCAATATTGAGGCAAGCGACATCCAGCAAATGGGCGCGTCATTCGACCCGCGCGTTTACGGCTGCCGTATCAATCTCGAGCACATTCGCGGCTTATTGCCCACGGGTGATTTTAAACGTCTGGGCGACGTCACCGAGGTAAAAGCCGAGCAGATTGAGGATGACTCAGCCCTTAACGGCAAGTGGGCGTTGTACGCCAGAATCACCCCGACCGACGAGCTGGCCGCCATGGTCAAAGCCGGTCAGAAGATTTACACCTCCATGGAAATTCGCCCTAATTTCGCTAACACCGGCAAAGCCTATCTGGTCGGGCTGGCCGTCACTGATGACCCTGCGAGCCTCGGTACCGAAATGCTCGAGTTCAGCGCCCGCGCCACGGTGAACCCGTTCGCCGGTAAGAAAGACCAGCCGGAAGACCTGTTCTCTGTCGCGACCCTCGCCGTGCTGGAGTTCGAAGACGTGCCGGACACGCTGCTGAATACCTTCGCCGACAAAATCAAAGGCATGTTTAGCGCCAAGCAAACCACCGATGACGCCCGCTTCTCCGACGTGCAGGCCGCTATCACGGTAGTAGCCGAAACGGTGCAGGCCGAGGGCGAGAGCACGGCGACCCGCTTCTTCCAGCTTGAGCAGCAAATCGCGGGGCTGAAAAGTGACGTGACCGCAGGGAATGAGGCGTTTAGCACGCTGAAAACCTCGCTGGATACCACCGAGAGCCTGAGCCAGCCGCGCCGCCAGCCGTCGCAGGGCGGTAACGGTGACGCCACCTTCATGACCAACTGCTAACCGGCCAAGGCCGGTAAACATTCCCTAATTTGAAAGAGAGAAACCATGCGCCAGAACACCCGTTTTAAATTTAATGCCTACCTGACCCGCCTCGCTGAACTGAACGGCGTCGCCGTGGTGGATTTGAACAAAAAATTCAGCGTGGAGCCGTCCGTCACGCAGAGCCTCATCACTACCGTGCAGGAGTCGTCCGAGTTCCTGAGCAGCATCAATATGGTGCCGGTTGATGATGTCGAGGGTGAGAAAATCGGCCTCGGCGTCACCGGCTCCATTGCCAGCACCACCGACACCGACGGTGGCAAGACGCGCAAAACCGCCGACTTTATGGCGCTCAAGTCGCGTAAATACAAATGCGAGCAGGTCAATTTCGATTTCCATATTCGCTATAACACCCTCGACCTGTGGGCGCGCTATCAGGACTTCCAAATCCGCTTACGTGACGCTATCGCCAAGCGTCAGGCGCTCGACTACATCATGGCCGGATTTAATGGCGTGATCCGTTCGGACGATTCAGACCGCGCCCAGTACCCGATGTTGCAGGACGTGGCCGTCGGCTGGCTGCAAAAGCTGCGCAATGAAGCGCCTCAGCGCGTGATGTCTGAAATCACCGACGAAGACGGCAAGGTTATCTCGGACAAAGTGCGCATTGGTGCGAAGGGTGATTTTGAAAACATCGACGCCGCCGTGATGAACGCCACCGATTTTCTGCTGAATGCGTGGCACTCCGAAGACCCGAATCTGGTCGTGGTGTGTGGCCGCAAAATGCTGTCGGACAAGTATTTCCCGCTGGTGAACAAGGCGCAGGACAACACCGAAACGCTGGCCGGTGACGTTATCGTCAGCCAGAAGCGCATCGGCAACCTGCCCGCGGTGCGCGTGCCGTACTTCCCTGACAACGCGCTGTTAATCACCCGTCTGGACAACCTGTCTATCTACATCATGGACAGCTCGCACCGCCGCCATATCGATGAGGTCGCCAGCCGTGACCGCATCGAAAACTACGAGTCGCTGAAAGTGGATTTCGTGGTCGAGGACTACGGCTGCGCGGCGATGATTGAAAACATCGAGCTCGGTGATTTCACGCCGGTGAAGCCGGAAGAAAAAGCCGCCGATGCGGGCGAGACCGTTCAAACCGAAGGCGAGGCGTAAACCATGCTGAGTCCCGCACAGCGTCACATGATGCGGGTCTCTGCTCAACACGCCTCGGCGCAGCGGAAAAGTGATCCGCTGCGTTCGGCACTGCCTTACGGGCAGATGCTGGTGAAGCTGCGCGGAGACCGCCTCAAACTGAAATCTATCCATTCCGTAGAAACCAAGGCGGAGCACAAGCGCGCCATGCTGCCGTCGTATGCGCCGTGGGTCGCGGGCGTGCTGGCCGGTGATGCCGGTACGCAGGACGACGTGCTGATGACCATGCTCCAGTGGACGCTGGACGCGGGCGATATTTCCGGCTCGTTTGACATGGCCCGCTATGCCATTAAGTACGGCCTGAGCGTGCCGAACAACCAGCGGCCCGTCGGTTATCTGTATGCCGAAGACGTGGCAATGGCCGCCATGCGCGCCTTTAAAACCGGCGAGCCGGTGAACGCCGCCGACCTGCTGACCGTCATCGAGATGACCCTCTCCGCCGACATGCCGGACGAGGTGCGCGCCAAGCTGCACAAAATCACCGGTCTGGTGCTGCGCGCCGCCCAGCAGCCCGAGCAGGCGCTGGAGCACCTCGCCCGCGCGATGCAGCTCGACGTCAACGCCGGTGTAAAAAAAGACATTGAGCGACTGGAGAGAGAGCTAAAACCGGCACCGGTTGCCGCACCGGCCAAGCCCAAAGCCGCCCCGAGCGCGCGCAAGGCCAAGCCAAAAGCGGCACCGGCCAAGCGCGGACGCCCGCGCAAGGTTTGACTCTCCGGTTGTGAACAGAACGCGCCCCGCGCCGGACGGCACGCAGGCTGATGCAGGTTTTTACCTTGCCTGACGCCTGCGTCCACCGTCCACCTATTGAGGTTTCGAAATGGACATTGTTATGACCGCAGCAGCGGACAGCGCCACGGTGGTTATTCCGCCCGTACCGGTTGCCAGCCCGGCAATTGTTAACACGTTTTTCTTTCCCGACGTCGACCCCGCACAGGTCAGTGAGCGGGTGCGTCTGGGCCACGTCGTCACCGACAAGCGCATGAGAGAGGCCATTAAGTCGGCCATGGCAGAGGTGAACGCCGAGCTGTATCTCTACCGCGAACAGCAGATGCGTGACGGCTATAAGCAGCTTGCAGACGTGCCCGCCGAGGTGCTCGACGGCGAAAGCGTGAAGTGTTTTCACTACCTGAGCGCGGTCTGCGCGATGACCGCCGCCGTGATTTTTGAGCGCTATCGCAGCTATGACTCCAGCGCCAAGGGCGACAAAAAGGCCGACGCGCTGGAGGTGTCGGTCGATGACCAGTGGCGTGACATGCGCTGGCACCTGTCGCGGTTGCAGGGTCAGGCGCGCGGCATGGTGAGCCAGCTCTGATGAAGGTTATCGCACAGCAGGGAGACACGCTCGACGCCCTCTGTTACCGGCATTACGGGCGAACCGAGGGCGTGGTCGAGCTGGTGCTGGCCGCTAATTTCGGGCTGGCCGAGCTCGGCGACATTTTGCCGCACGGTACCGCCGTCGAGCTGCCCGACCTCGATACCGCCGCTACTTCTGAAACCGTTCAGCTATGGGACTGACGATGGAAAAAATTACGTCTTCAATGGCCTACGGCATTGCCACCTTTCTGGCCTTCCTCGGTGCGCTGACGCCGCAGGACATTGCGTTTTTGGTGGGTGCCGCCGTGGCCGTGGGCACCTTCTTTTTAAACTGGTACTACCGCCGCAAAAGCTACAAGTTGCTGGAGCGTAACGGCCTGTCGCAGAGGGTTTTCGATGAGCTCAATCGTTAGAAAGTGCAGCGTGGCCGTGGTGTTGCTGCTGGCGCTGGCGTTGCCTGACCACCGAGCGGTCAAAATCTCTGATGAAGGGCTCGCGCTGCTCACCAATCTGGAAGGGTGCCGCCTTAATCCCTATCAGGATTGCGGCGGCGTCTGGACGTCGGGCATCGGCCACACCGCAGGCGTCAAACCCGCGCAGGCGATCACCGAGCATATTGCGGCGCAAAACCTGATTGGCGACGTGCTGATGACCGAGCGGGCCGTCGATAAGTGCATGGCCGTTCCCATGCCGCAGCCGGTCTATGACGCGGTGGTGAGTTTCGCGTTTAACGTCGGCACCGGCGCGGCCTGCCGCTCGACGCTGGCGTTTTTTATCAATAAAGGCGAATGGGCCAAAGCCTGCCAGCAGCTCCCGCGCTGGGTGTTCGTCAACGGCGTGAGAAATGACGGGTTAATCAACCGGCGCAGCGCCGAGCTGAAACACTGCCTTAAGGGGGCGTCATGAGAGTGGCGGTAAGTTTCCTGTTGGTCTCGGTGCTTATGTTGGTCGTAACGCTGGTCGTATTAAAGCGTGCTAACACCAAGCTGGCAGAGGCCAGTGAAAGTATTAGTCAGCTTAAACGAGACCTGAAAGACAGCGGTCAGGCGCTGGATGAGCTGAAAGCCAGCGCCAAGCGCAACGAGCGCGCGCAGGTTGTTTTACGCGGGCAGATTGTCGCCGCCCATGCGCTGGCGACGCGCCGAAACCAGACCATTACGAGGCTTCTCAATGAAAATGAAACCCTGCGCAATTGGTATCAGTCTCCTTTGCCTGATGACGTTGCAAGGCTGCACGCCCGCCCCGAGTTCGCCACCCCCGACGGTTATTTACGCTGGCTGTCCGAGGGTCAGCAGTTGCCCGATACCGGCCAGCCAGCCGAAAACTAACGGCGACCTGAGCGACGATATTCGCCAGCTTGAGGGGGCGCTCGTCAGTTGCGCGCTGCAAGTTGAAACCGTGAAACAGTGTCAGGAGAGCCACGATGTTAAAACCGGCCAGCCTTAAAAAAGCGCTCTTTAAGTCCGTGCCGCTGCTGCGCCAGAACCCCGACATGCTGCGCCTGTTTATTGATAATGGCGCGATTGACGGGACGCTGGCCGCGTCGCTGTCATTTGAGAATCGTTACTCGCTGGATGTCACGGTAACGGATTACACCGGTGATATGAATATGCTGTTGGTGCCGGTGACCGCGTGGCTGCGTGAGAATCAGCCCGACATCATGACCACCGACGCGGGCAAAAGGCACGGATTCACCTACGTGGCCGATATTAATAACGATGACAGCATCGACCTGCGCATTTCACTGAGCCTGACCGAGCGCACGCTGGTGAAAGAAAGCGGCGGCGCGCTGCACGTGACCCAGCTCGGGGAGCCGCCGGAGCCTGAGCCGGTGACTCGCCCGATAGAGCTTTACATCAACGGCGAGCTGGTGAGCCAGTGGGATGAGTGATTTTAAAGCCTTTGATGACAAGCTGGCCGCGCTGCTTGCCAGCCTGTCGCCGGCCAGCCGCCGCCAGATGGCCGCCGAGATTGCCAAGCGGTTACGCGCCAGCCAGCAGCAACGTATCAAGCGTCAGCAGGCACCGGACGGTTCGCCGTATGCAGGGCGTAAACGTCAGCCCATTAAAGGCAAAAAGGGGAGGGTAAAGCGGGAAATGTTCGCCAAGATGCGCACCGCGCGTTACCTCAAGGCCAAAGGCTCAGGTGATGCGGCGACGGTGGAGTTTGCGGGAAAGGTGCAGCGTATTGCGCGCATCCACCAAGAGGGGTTAAAAGACAGGCCAAACCGGCACAGCCAGCCGGTGCAGTATGAGGCGCGCCCGCTGTTGGGATTTAGTGCTGCCGACCGGCAGATAGTTGAAGCGGTTACCCTTTCTCACCTCAGCAAATAGTGCTTGAATGAAAAATAGAAACGCTATGTGCTTATTTTAAAAATAAAAAAACCGGCCTGAGAGCCGGTATAATAAAAAAGTAAAACTTTATAGTAAATATATTATGAAGTATGCCTTCTGCTAGGCAGGAGAGTAATTTAATTTATGTTAAATTAAATTGCAATAATTATTTTTCTAGGCGTGATATTTAAACTGCAACGATTTCTGTGCTGGATGTTTGTCGTTAATGAATTGTTTAAGAAGATGACTGTGTGGAAGGATATTTATAATGAGTTGAGCATGCCCATCCTTGAAGTAGGGACTACAAATTAAATCTAATTAAACAATTGAAAAATAATTAAATAAAATAAATCCACCTCCCACAGCAACTACTCATGTAGGAAGGCACCTACATTCTTGTGTGATTATTCTTATTCTGCGATTTGTCCTAATAATATCTAATGCAAATCAGTCAAATTAAAACACGCATTATTTAACGTTGTTTTATTAGATACGGGCATGAGAAGTGCCTTTGCTATGTCAAGATTAAAAGGAATAACTCTTCTGAAACACTAGCACTTATTCCTTTTAATATACCCCCACTTAATATGAGCATTTATTATGAAGATTTCCTCTGCGCGTTTTATTCCGCGTCGAACGGCCATAATTGGCTGGCTGACGATATTCACCCAGGCGGCCCTGCCCCTGAGTTTTGCCTATTCCCCTCTGGTTCACGCCACCACGTCTCAGGACCCTTCGTCACAATGGTATCAGTCCGGCGGCAACGGCCAGAGCGGCCAGTCTATTTTTGAAAACCACGGCGACTCACTGGCTTCGGCCGGTTCTGCACTGACCGAAGGCAACGCCGCCGGTATGGCGCGCTCTGCCGCCACCGGCGCGGTCAACAGCTCGATCGAAGAGTGGCTGAGCCAGTTCGGTACCGCCCGCGTGCAGTTAAATCTGGACGACAAATTTAAAACCGAAGGCAGCGAAGCTGACCTGCTGGTGCCGGTCTACGAAGACAAAAATAACATCCTGTTCACCCAGCTCGGTTTTCGCCATAAAGACGACCGCAACACCGGCAACCTCGGTGTTGGCGTGCGTCACTTCACCGGCGACTGGATGCTCGGTGCCAACACCTTCTATGACAATGATTTCAGCGGCAACAACCGCCGTATGGGCGTCGGCCTTGAGGCGTGGCGCGACTACCTGAAGCTCTCCGCCAACAGCTACATTCGCCTGAGCGACTGGCATCAATCGCGTGATTTTGAAGACTACGATGAGCGCCCGGCCAACGGTTATGACTTGCGTGCCGAAGGCTGGCTGCCGTCGTTCCCGCAGCTCGGCGCGAAAGTCATGTTTGAACAATATCAGGGGGATGAAGTTGCCCTATTCGGCAAAGACAACCGCCAGAAAGACCCGTGGGCGTTTACCGGCGGCGTGACCTATACGCCAATTCCTTTGCTGACCGTCGGCGCACAGCATCGCGCAGGTAAAGACGGCCAGAACGATTCTCAGCTTTCGCTGCAAATGAATTATCGTCTGGGCGAGTCGTGGAGTAAGCAGGTTGACCCGAACTTGGTCGGCGCGTCGCGCACCCTCAACGGCACACGCTACGACTTAGTTGAGCGTAACAACAACATCGTGTTGGATTACCGCAAACAGGAAGTGGTGAAGCTGGTTCTGCCGGAGAAAACTTCTGGTAAAAGCCGCAGCACCGTACCGGTGACCTTTGACGTGCAGAGCAAGCATCCGCTGCAGCGTATTGACTGGGACGCTTCCGCGCTGGTTGCCGCAGGCGGTTCTATCACGCAGGTGAGCAATAACCAACTGAGCGTTACCCTGCCGCCGTATCAGGCCGCAGGCAGCAACGTCTACCGCTTTACCGGTGTGGCGTATGACACCAAAGGCAACAGCGGCAGCGCGTCGGCTGAAATTCACGTGGGCGTCGGCGACGTATTGCCAAGCGCAACCAAAGTCAGCGCTAACCCAACCAATATTATTGCCGATGGCAAAAGCACCTCGACCTTGAGTATCGAGCTGTTCGACGATCAGGGCAACGCCGTACCGGGCATGGCGAAATCCTTAACCGCATCGATCAATGAATCTCTGACTGCAAATCAGCCGACCTCAAGAATGGCCGCACAGGCCGCCACCGTGGGCCCCGTTGAAGAAACGTCTCCGGCGGTTTATCAGGCAATTATTACGGCAGGTACACGTGTAGGAACGGCAACCGTTTCTTCACAGTTCAACGGCATTGCCATACCAGATGTCACTATCACTGAATCGGCTGATGCGGCCACTGGCCACATTGCCTCCGGTGCAATCTTAACCACCGCAGATAACAGCGTGGCGAACAACGCCGCGATGAATCAGGTCAATGCCACTGTCACTGACGCAGGAGGCAACCCGCTAGCAAACACTCGCGTGACCTTTACACTGGGTGGTTCAGCCACTGTAGCGACGGGGTCTTCCCTGATTGCCACCACTGACGATCAGGGCGTGGTCAGCATCAATCTGATTGACCGCATCGCAGAAACCGTTACCGTCACCGCGACACTGGACAACGGCAATTCGGGCAGCATCGACACGCACTTTATTGCCGACAGTAGCACCGCTACATTGAGCAATGGCGACGTTATTGTTGATAAGCAAAGCGTTGTCGCCAACAACCTCGACGTGGCCACCTTTACAGCAACCGTTAAGGACGCCAACGGCAATCTGGTGCCGAACTTCAACGTGAAGTGGGATAACGACAAAGGAACGCTGTCTGACAGCAACAGCACCACCGATGCCAACGGTCTGGCGACCGTGACCCTGAAGCACACCTTGGCTGAAGCTGTACAAGTCACTGCCAAAGCGGGTAGTTCAAGTAACATTAAGGCTCCGGTGGTGAACTTCATCGGTGACAGTGGCAACCTGTCAACCTCGCTCTCGACGCTGGTCGCAACACCGAACACCATCGTGGCCAACGGCACGGCGGCGTCAACGGTTACCCTGACGCTGAAGGATGCGAACGATAACCTCGTCAGCGGTCAGGCCGTGATCTTCACCAGCACCGGCGTGGCCAACGGCAGCTTCGGCAGCGTGACGGACAACGGCAACGGGACCTATACCGCCGCGTTTACCGGCACCACCGCGGGCACCGCGAGCATCACCCCGACCGTGAACGGCAGCGCCTTCGGCGTCACCGCGGCAGCGGTGACCCTGACGGCGGACAGTGGCAACCTGTCAACCTCGCTCTCGACGCTGGTCGCAACACCGAACACCATCGTGGCCAACGGCACGGCGGCGTCAACGGTTACCCTGACGCTGAAGGATGCGAACGATAACCTCGTCAGC